AAGAACTAACCTTAAGTGAACTTAAATCACTTGCACAACAAGGCGCAGACTACACTAAAAAAACGCAACAAGTAGCTGAACAACGCAAGGCTTTAGAAGCCGAAGCGAAAGCTATTGACGAAGCTAGGTATTTACGAGATGCCTACGCTGAACGATTGCAAGCAATGGAGCAGTTGCTGTCTGCCCCAGAGCAAAATGAGAACCTAGAATATCTCAAAGAATCAGACCCTATTGGATACGCAGTAAAGGTCGCTGAGTTATCTCAACAGAAAGAGCAGTTACAAGCAATTCAAGTTGAACGTCAACGCATTGCAGAACAGCAACAAGCGGAACAACAGCAAGCATTGCAAAGTTACCTAGCTCAACAATCTGCTAAGTTAGCTGAAGTATTACCAGAATATACTGACCCAGTTAAGGGTGAAGTCCTACGTTCCGACATGCGTTCATTCGCTAAGAACATTGGCTTTTCTGATGATGATTTAAAAATGGTTCGTGATTCTCGTCAAGTATTAGTTTTGCATAAAGCAATGCTATACGACAAATTACAAAAAGCTAAACCTGATGTCAACAAAAGGGTTAGCGATGCGTCTAAAACGATTAAGAGTGGCAACGGTGTCAAACCAACTACCTCTGATCAAGTTAAACGCCAACAACAACAACTTAAGCAGTCTGGCAAAGTCCGTGATGCTGCTAAATTATTTGAATCATTTTTTTAAGGAATTAACATGGCTACATATCAAACCTATACCGCTGTAGGTCAACGTGAAGATTTATCTAACGTAATCTATAACATTTCTCCAACAGACACACCATTCATGAACTCAGTAGGCAAAACATCAGCTACTGCTGTATTGCACGAATGGCAAACTGACTCATTGGCTGCTGCTAATGCTTCTAACGCTGTAATTGAGGGCGCAGATGCTGGTTCATCTACTCTTTCACCTACAGTTCGTGTTGGTAACCGTACTCAAATCTCTAACAAAGTTGTTAAGATTTCTGGTACTTTGGAAACAGTCAACAAAGCTGGTCGTCGTTCAGAAAAAGCATATCAATTGGCTAAAGCATCAAGCGAATTGAAACGTGACATGGAAACTATCCTATTGAGCAACCAAGTAGCTGCTGCTGGTGATGGCTCTACAACTGCTCGTACATTGGGTGGCTTGCAAGCATGGTTGAATTCTAACTACTCTGGTACTGGTACTGCTGGTAACTTGGGTACAACTGCTCGTGTAACTGGCACTGACCGTGCTTTCACATCAACATTGTTGAACACAGTTATTCAATCAGCATACACAAACGGTGGTTCACCTACTATGTTGTTGGTTACTCCAGCACAAAAAGTAGTTGCATCAACATTCACAGGTATTGCTACTCGTTACCGTGACGTTCCAGCAAACATGCAAGCTCAAGTTATCGCTGCTGCTGATGTATATGTATCTGACTTTGGTATTATCCAAATCGTACCAGATCGTTTCATCCCTAACGCAGACAATGATGATTGCGCTTTCTTGCTTGATCCAGAAATGGCAGCAGTTGCTTACCTTCGCCCATTCCAAACATTAGAATTGGCAAAAACAGGTGACAGCGAAAATACTGAACTTTTAGTAGAGTACACACTAGAAGTTAAGAACCAAGCAGCGCATGGAATTATCGCCGATCTTACTTGATAAATCAATGACTTAGGATAGGGGGGCTTCGGCTCTCCTATTTAAAATATGACAAAATCAATTAATAACGGAAATACAACGACATCGTTTATTGATAACGGTGATCAGCTCATCATTGAGCAGAAGCAAGATATTAGTGCGATTATTGAGCATAATAAGGCTCTATATAACCAGTCAATGGATCGCAAAGGATGGGATGGCAACAACGCCTTCGCACCACAGAACAAAGTAGCATCAATTCCATTAGTGGTATTTGCAGAACTAGAAAAACAAGGCATTACTCGTGGATTTCAAGTGCTAGATATGGATCGCTTTAAGGCGTTCTTAAACAATCCTGACAATCAAGTGTTTCGCACTAGGATGGGTACAGTATGAGCATTACTAACTATGCAACGCTACAAACAACAATCGCTGATTACTTAGCACGTTCTGACTTAACAGCACAGATTCCGCTATTTATTCAGTTAGCAGAAAACCGCTTGCGTAGAGATTTGCGTATTCGTCAAATGTTGAAAGTATCAACTACGACTACCGTAGCTAATGACAGCACAGTAGAACTTCCATCTGACTATTTACAGATGCGTGATTTACATATCAATACTAATCCTATTCAAACTATTGAATTTGTATCGCCAACAAACTTTTATCGTAATACATACTCAACAATTACTGGATTACCAAGACAATATACAGCATTAGCACAAGAGTTTCAGTTTGCACCTATTCCTGATGCTGCTTATACCATTCAAATGATGTATTACGCTGCACCACCTTATTTAAGTGACTCTAATACATCTAATGTATTTTTGGCTAACTGTCCAGACTTATTACTATACGCTTCACTAGGTGAAGCAACGCCTTATCTAATGGATGATGCACGTTTAGCAACTTGGGCGCAGATGTATGACAAGGGTTTAGCATCACTAACAGTTTCAGATGATCAAGGCGAGTATGCAGGATCACCTATTGCAATTACATTAGCTACACGTTAAGGAATAAATTATGAAACTTTGTGTTAGATGCAAAGTTGAAAAAGAAGATTTAGAGTTTAGACAATTAAAAACTAGACTTAATTCTTGGTGTAAAAATTGCTGTAAAGAGCATAGAAAAGAATGGTATCAAAAAAATAGAGAACTAGAGTTAGATAAAGCTAAAGCATATCATCGTGCTACTTATGCTGATAAACGTGATCATAAGATTAAAAAAGCTGTTGAGTGGGTTAAAAACAACCCTGAGAAATATAAAGTCAATGCTAAAAAATGTTACGAAAATAACAAATCAAAAGTTATGGCTTATGCTGGTATGCGAAGAGCATTAAAAAGAAATGCAGTTCCTATTTGGATAGATTCAGTTAAAAATAGTTTAAATGCTATATATGCTATGCGTGATTGGATGAATTTAACAATGTTTGGAATTAAATATGAAGTAGATCATATTATCCCATTAAAAAATAGTAGAGTATGTGGACTTCATGTTCCTAATAATCTGCAAGTAATTACACAATTTGATAACAGAAGTAAACAAAATAAATTTTTAGAGGAATTAAATCATGGCTGAAATTTCCAATTATCTTGAGCAAGCCTTAATCAACGGCACAATTCGTGGCACTAACTATACTGCGCCAACAACAATCTATGTTGCATTATATACAACTGATCCAACAGATGCTGACACAGGTACAGAAGTATCTGGTGGCTCATATGCTCGTCAATCTGTCACATTTAGTGCGCCTTCTAACGGTACATCAACAAATAGTGGTGTTGTAGAATTTCCACAGGCTACTGGATCATGGGGAACAATTGGTTGGCTAGGTCTTAGAGATGCCTCTACTACTGGTAACTTGCTTTATCATACGGCACTAGATGTATCTAAGCCTATTACAACAGGTGATATTTTCAAAATTGCAATTGGTAACTTATCGGTGACACTAGCATGATTGATTTAAAAACAGAACCAGCAGAATTAAATTTTACCATCGAGATTAAACGTAAAGATACTGGAAAAGTTGAAGTAGTACAGATGGTAGGTCACATAATCAAACAAGAGGAAAACGAACATGGCAGTCACACACTCAACAGCGGCTCGTAACGCTGCAACAGACGCAGTAACGGCACTTATTGGTGCATCTGGTAAGCTAGTATTCCGTTTATCTGGCACAGTATCTGCTGCTGGTACAGCGGTGGCAACATTATCACTTTCAGCAACAGCTTTTGGTGCATCATCAACTGGTACAGCAACAGCCAATGCGATTACAGCAGATACCAATGCGACAGGTAATGCTTCACCTATTGCTACAGCTACACTACAAACATCTGGCGGCACGATTGTCATTCATTGTGCAGTAGCAGCATCAGGTAGTGATATTAATATGACAAATGGCTTGACAGTCGCTGCTGGTGATACAGTATCTTGCTCTAGCTTGACATATACAGCACTTAGCGCATAAAGGGTAGAGTATGGCGATTACCGTATCGCTGTTAGGTACTCCTACCTTTAACACTACGAGTGGCAGTAAAACTGTAACTGCTACTCCTGCTGTAAATGATTTAATCATCATTATTACAGCGCATAGTGGGAATACATCTACTGCTGCGCCTACAGATAATAACGCTGGTGGTGGTGGTACTTATACGCTTGTTAATACTGCTGTAAAAGCTACATCAGCCGATACCATGAAGGTATGGGTTCGTAATAACTTAATTACATCAGCAACAAGTACAGTATTTACACATAATCCAAGTACATCAACTGGCGGTGGTTTAGTTGTCATTGATTGTCAAGGAATGGACAAAGCAGGTTCTGCTGCTATTGTTCGTAGTGCGATACAAAGTAATATTGCATCAGGTACGCCAGCTCCAGTATTAGGTGCAGTTCCTAGTTTAGCAAATGCTATTATTGGTGCTGTATTTAATGGTGCAAACCCTGCTACAATTACACAAAGAACTGGCTATACAGAGTTATACGACTCAGGTTATAACACACCAGCCACAGGTTTAGAAGTCATTGCTGATAATAGTGGTGAAACCTCTGCAACAATTACATGGGGAAGTTCATCAGCAACAGCATTTGCATCTATAGCAGTTGAATTAAACTCTTTATTAACACATGCAACAACTGGCTCTTTAACTGGACAAATAGGCTCTGTATCTGGAACTGCTGTTCATAATTCATTACATCCAACAAGCGGTAATTTAACTGGTCAAGGTTCTACAGTAACGGGAAATGCAACTAGTTTTAGTACATTTACAACAACTGGATCTTTAACAGGTCAAGGTTCTACATTAAGTGGTGCAGCAGATAGAGAAGCTCCTGCTGTTCCTCATATTACAGATGGTATTTTAACTGGACAAGGTTCAGTCATTGTAGGAAGTGCTGCAAGATTTAGAACTTATGCAACAAGTGGTATATTAGCTGGTCAAATAGCAGTTATTGATGGATCAGCTGATCATGAAACATTAATTGTTCCACACATTACTTCTGGAAACCTAGTCGCTGGTAATGCAATTATTGTTGGAACTGCAACAAGATATAGACAGTTTGCTTCATCAGGGATATTAATTAGTAATGACTCAGTTGTTAGTGGAGTTTCATTACATAATAAAATTCATACATCTGACGGTATATTAAATGGTGTACAATCGTACATTAATGGTGATGCAGATCATGTATCATTGTCACATGATGCAACTGGATTATTATTTGGTCAATCATCATTAGTTACAGGTAATGCAAATAGATCTACAGTTAAATTATTTAGTGCAAGTATCAATGGCATTGCTAATGTATCAGCCTATGCCAATAGAATAGAGTTTTTTGATGCTTCAATTACTACAAGTGCAACAATAACTGCTTTAGGTGGATATTTACAATCTGCAAGTGGTTCAATTACAGCAAATGCACAACTTGAAGTTAATTATATTCGTTATGTTGATGCAACTGGAAGTATTACTTCTGATTCTACAGTTTTGGCTTATGCAAACGCTCTATACGGTGCAAACGCATCAATAGATGGAGTAGCACTTACATCAGCATATGCAAATGCGATATACAGAGATTTTGCATCAATTAGCGTAACAGCATCAATTATTGCTAACTGTAATATTCTTGGTGACAATTGGACATTATTACCAGATGGAACGAATACTTGGTCAGAAAATGTAATTGGTTCAAATATATGGACTAATACAACAGTAAATACAAATACTTGGAACGAAAATACAGTAAATAGCAATACATGGGATGAAGCAAGTGTAAGCACATCAGATTGGCTTAGAATAGGATAAATCATGGCAAAAGTAAAAGTAAGTGAATGGAGTTCAACTCCAGCAAGTAATACGGATATTGATGGAATTAATCTAGCAGAGGGTATGCTACCTTCAGACGTTAATAATGCCATGCGTGAGATGATGAGTCAGTTGAAAGACTTACAGTCTGCTAATCCTACTTACTATACAAGTGATGCTGATGCTTTAGCTTTAGGTGCAGGTGGTACAGGGTCAATTACAGCTGCTGGTGCAAGAACTAATCTTGGGATTACAGGTACAGGCGCAGATACTACATACGCTTATCGTGCTAATAACTTATCAGATCTAGCTAATGCGACAACTGCTCGTAGTAATTTAAGTGCAGCTAAATCAGGTGCTAACTCTGACATTACATCACTAACTGGTCTAACTACAGCATTAACAGTTGGTCAAGGCGGTACAGGAGCTACATCATTAGCTGGTGCTGGCATTGCTCAAGTTGGGGTGGCGCAAACATTTACTACTCCTCAACGTGGCACAGTAACAACAGACAACGACTTATCCTTTGACTTATCAGTCACTAATAACTTTGTCTGCACACCAACAGGAACAGGCACACTTACATTTACTAATCACACAGCAGGTCAAAGTGGCTATGTATTGCTGATTAACACAGGTGGCTATGCTATCTCTGCTGCTGCTACTACAAAAGTAGGCTCATCATTCTTGACAACAATTAGTACGGCTGGAACGTATTTAATCAGCTATCTAGACAACGGAACTAACGCTTACTGCACATCTAGCGGAGCATTGGCATGATTTTAGCAAACGAAAATGCCATCTCAAGTGGTGGCTACGTCATCAATAACTCATTGCGCTTTCAAAGTGCGAGTAGTCAGTATTTGAGCAGGACTCCTGCGAGTGCTAGTAATAGAACTACATGGACATATAGCGTGTGGGTTAAGCGTGGGGCGTTAGGTGTACAACATGCTATGTTTACTGCTGGTATTGGCACTCCAACATTTACCGTCTGCGCTTTGCAATTTACATCTAGTGACACTATTGCTTTTGAAACTGCTTTAGCTGGAACTACAAATGGTCGTAGGACTACAACGCAAGTATTTCGTGACCCGTCAGCTTGGTATCATATCGTAGCTGTGTTTGATACAACAAATGCAACCGCATCTAACAGAATGCGTTTATATGTAAATGGCTCTCAAGTAACAGCCTTTAGCGCAACTATTGACCCTACGTTGAATTTAACGTCAGAGGTTAATAATACGTCTGCTCATTATCTTGGTGCATACCCACCTGCTAACATTTACCTATTCGACGGCTACATGGCAGAAGTCAACTTCATTGACGGTCAAGCCCTAACACCATCCAGCTTCGGTGAAACAGACCCTACTAGCGGTCAATGGGTAGCCAAGAAATACACAGGCACATACGGCACTAACGGCTTCTACTTGCCATTCTCTAATGGCACAAGCACAACAACACTAGGTGCTGATTCAAGCGGTAACAGCAACAACTGGACTCTGACTAACTTTACTCGTAGTGCTAGTGTAAGTGATTGCTGGATGTATGACGTACCTAGTGGCAATGGTTATGCAGGGACACAGCCAAGTAGTAACTATGCTGTGTTAAATCCGTTAGATAGGAAAGCAGTTCAAAACACATTTTCTGAAGCTAATCTAAGAGTAACTACTGGAACTACAGAGCAAGGACCAGTGTACGCAACAATGATGTTGCCACAAGGTAAATGGTACGCAGAGTTTTACATCACCAATGCTACAAACGCAGAGCCAATGCTTGGTGTTGCAAACATGGAAAATTCAAACGAGAATTGTTACATTAGTAACTTTTTTCCATCTACTGGAAGAATTACTGTCAACAACACAATTATACAGACTGGTTTTACAGGACCAGTCACTGGAAACACCGTGTCTGTTTTGGCTGATGTAACTGCTGGTTCATACACATTTTGGATTAATGGAACTCAAGTTGGTACAGCACAATCAGCCACAATAAATAATCCATCATTTGTTATGTTTGACGGAAGAACAACATTTGGCACTACTTACCAAGTAAACTTCGGTCAACGCTCATTTGCTTTTTCACCTCCAACTGGATATAAGGCTTTATGCACATCGAATCTACCATAAAGCATAAACATCACATTATTCCTATTCACATGGGAGGAAGTGATGATGCTGATAATTTAATTGAATGTACTGTTGAGGAACATGCAAACTTTCATAAAAAGTTATATGAAAAATATGGCAATGAATTTGATTTAATTGCTTACAGAGGATTGTCAGGTCAAGTAACAATGACGGAAGCAAAGCGTCTTGCTCAATTAGAAGGCACTAAAAAAGGTGCAAAAATATCTAATGAAATAAGAAAGGCTAAAGGTAATACTATTGGTGCATGGAGTAAAAAACATAACCATGTTGCTACAATAGCTACATTAGAATCAAGACAGAAAGGTGCAAGTATTCTCAATTCGCAAAGATGGAAGTGTTTGGAATGTGGGATTGAAAATCATGCCTCTGTAATAAGCAGACATCAAAAAGCTAAAGGACATACTGGCAAGGAGAAGATATGCCTACAATAGTTAAAGGCAGTGATTATATGCAAGCTGTTACCTATACTGGTAACGGTGGAACTAATGCAATTACAGGATTGAGTTTTCAGCCTGACTTTGTATGGATTAAAGGCCGTAGTGGTGCAACAGACCATGCGTTATATGATGCTGTTCGTGGTGCTACGTTAGATTTAGCATCAAATACAACGTCTGCTGAAACAACACAATCAACTGGTTTAGTATCATTTAATAGCAATGGCTTCACACTCGGTGCATTGTCAAAGGTCAATACCAATGGTGCTAGTTATGTGGCATGGTGTTGGAAAGCTGGCTCATCTACTGTAACCAACACTAACGGCACTATCACTTCATC